GGGAGAATATAAAGTCTCTGCCAGGACCTGACGGTAATCTCCTAATCTCTGGCTTCACCTCTAAACTATCCAAAGTCCGCAAAGCTCTTAGGAATATTGACATGGAGATGGATGCTTGGCTATACTTCTTCGGTATTACTGATACTTTTGTCAATAGCGGCTCTGAGACTTATTATAAGAATCTGACTCAGCAGTACATGGTAGATGCAATGGCTAAGTAAGGGGTATAATCCAGCTCTAATTAATTATACTTGACAATGCCGACCAAATATGGTAAACTGGAAGATGATGGAGGTACACAACAATGACCACGACTGACCCTAACGGTAAGGGTGCTTCTGGCAACAATTCTCCTGATGGGACTAATCTTCCTACTCCCAACTCTACAGCTCCTAAGCTCGAACTTAAAGATGGTGCTGTATTAGTTGATGGCAAGAAGCATGTTCCCGAACATGAGCTGATTGCTGCTAAGAAGAGTTTGCGGGGCGATTTAGAGTCTGCCGAGACTGCACATCTCAGTGAGATTGAAAAGATCAAAACTGAGCTGTCAGCTGCCCAGACAGAAATTGCCAAAGCGAACGCTGCTCTGGAAACTGCTCGCAAAGCCCAAGGAACGGGTGCTATCTCTGCTGAAGAGATGGCGAAGGTGAAAGCTGAAGCTGAAGCTGCCAAATCTGCCCTAACTGCTGCATCTACAACTGGACTTGACTATAGACGTAAATATCTCATGGCAGTCTATAACATTCCTGCAGATTCAGATGTGGGCAAAGGACTTGGGCAGAAGACATCTTCTCAGCTGGACTCCTTTGAGGAAGCCTTAAAAGCTCTGGTCGGGAATAAAGGTGCAGGACCTGGTGGCTATGCTTTTGGTGGCGGTAGCGGTAGTACTGCTCCTCAATCTCCGATAGACAGGGCAAAGTCAGTCCTAGCTGCAACTCCAATTCGTGGAGTTCGCAATGAACCAAAATAACTTAAAGGAGAAATATATTGGCTGACAGTGGTGGACACTGGAAAACACTTGCTGAAGCCCAGAAACTGACTCAGTCTATGAAGATTCCTGGGGTGTTTGAGGAAGACATTAAGCGTGGAAATCCGATTGACAGGATTACAGTTGGGCAAGCAGCTCACACTGGTCTCAAGATTGAATGGCTCAGGGAAAAAGTTACCCTGGAAGATGATGTCGTTGAGATCAGCCAAGGGGATCAGCTTAGCTGGTCAGATGATGTTGAGTATGAAGAGAAGGAATCTACCCTTCGTCGACTTTATATCCAGCGTAAACTTGACCACTATAACAGTGGTATCTATCAGACCTATAACAACTATGAAGCCAGGGTCTTGCTGGAATCTGAGAAAGGTCTGAAGCGTAAGCTCGGTGCAAGATTAATCTATGGCGACACTACCTACGGTGGAAGTCCAACTCAGTTCGATGGCTTTCATGCCCTAGCGGCTGAGCATGGGACTCCCTATACTGCTGGTTCTGCCTATGATGCAAAGAACATCAACAATGGCAATGCTGGACTTAGCCTGAACTTCCTGCGTGTCATGGTGGACGAGATGAAGCATGGGGTTGATGAACTTCTCATGCCCTATGAGATCGTCCGCCGAATAGATGCGGCATACCAGGAAAAAGGCTTTGCTGGCTTAGCATACAATCAGCAAGGAAATCTGGGCTTTATTGCTATGGGCTTCAATGAGATTGGCAAGAGAGTCCTCTTCTGGGACGGTATCCCTGTTACCCGAACTGACTTTATGGTTGCGGAAGAATCTGCAACTGGTACTGGATCATCCGCAAATGCTCGTGCTCTCTACTCGTCCGACAAGACCTACAGTATCTTCGGTGTCAAGTACGGTATGGTTATGAACGGAGAAGAGAATCCTGGTATCCAGTTTGCTTACGGTGGCACAGAAGGTCAGGGAGATCTCTATAAGATTGTACGCTTCCCTGAGCTGGAAGATTTCGATGCAGGCGGAATAAGACTGGTAACTTATGGGTCAGTCTTACTCGGGTCGAGCCTGTGCCTTGGTCGAATCTACGATGTGGACGATTCAGCTATTACTGTATAAGTACTAGCTAAGTCGGATAAGGAGAATACTCAAGTGACTGTAGAACAAGAAATGGTAAAAGCTGAATACTCTATTCGTAACAACAATGGTTTTATCTTTCTTCCAAATTGGGTTAGGCAGGAATTACTTAACCTTCATGTCCCAAGTCAGACTGAACTATTCACTCAGTCTATATCCCAAGAGTTCCCTATCAGTGCTAAGGTAATAAACCATGAAGGCATCTGGAGATATAGTAAAGCTGGAGCTGCGATGGCAGCTGGTACTCAAGGATTCCTAAAGGGTAATTACTTTCAGGTACCTGGTAAAGCTGGTAACAGTGTTAACTCTGGCTTTGAGGGAGCGCCTTATGCTGCGGTAGCTGCAGAAGATACTATGATTAGTATAGCTGATACTGCAGCTGTAAAGAATGAGTATGAAGGTGCTCTACTTGTAGTGTACAATGACACTAACTCAGACTATGAGCAGCATCGTATTATCGGGAACGATGCGACCAATGCTACCTACACCAAACTCTACATAGCTCCTCCTGGCTTTAAGAGAGCCTTAACTACAGCTATGGGCATTACTATCTATCGGAATGAGTATATGGGTATCCGTACTCTAACTGGTGGATATATGTCTGCTCTAGGCTATGCTAGGATACCTATAACTAGTGCATACTTCTTCTGGCTTTTCACTGCTGGTAGAATATCAGGTATTACTGGTGCATCGACCTGGCCTGGTCAAACTCAATACTACCGTGATGTCTATGCTAATACTGATGGCTCACTTATCGGCTATACTGCAGGCTATCAGAGAGTTGGCTATCTACTTGGGCGAACAGCATCTGACTACGGAGACAACTGTATCATGCTCCAACTTGACCAATAGTAACTTTATGAGAGGAAGAGGTTATAATACTTCTTCCTCTCAGAGGGTAATAGTATGGCTGAAGATATTGCTCAGTTCTTACCACCTATTATAGAATACTTAGATCCTATCATAGATGCTCCACATGGTTGGATTCAGGAAGGTAATAAGTGGTACAATCTTACAGACAAGAAATGGTATAGAATGTCTGAAGGTTCATGGGTACTACTTTTTGACCCAGGAGTAGGATCTGAAGGTCCTCCAGGACCTCAAGGTGAGCCAGGATTGCCAGGTGCTGATGGGGAAGATGGTGCTCAAGGTATACAGGGTATTAAAGGGGATACTGGTGATACAGGCGCACAGGGCATACAAGGTGTTCAAGGTGAGCAGGGTCTGCAGGGAGATCAAGGGTTACCTGGGGTAGCTGGTGAAAATGGTCTGCCAGGTGAGCAAGGAAATCAAGGTGAGTCTGGGACGCCTGGAGCTAAAGGTGATACTGGAGAGCAAGGTATCCAAGGTATCCAAGGAATACAGGGTGAGCAAGGTGAGCCTGGTGCTTCCTTCCAGTTCCCAATCGGTGCAGTTTATATCGAAACTACTGGTGTAAATCCTGCCACTACCTTCGGCTATGGCACTTGGGCACAGAAAGCGCAGGGTAGAGTTCTTATAGGCTTTGATGCTACTGATCCTGACTATGATGCTATAGGAGATGTAGCAGGCTCTAAAACTCATATCCACGATGACCATGCCGCTTTATCTCATACTGGGACTGCCGTAGATACCCATGCAGCAGGTGAGACAGGTACTTTTGCCGCTACCTCTAAGTTGGGTACTAGTACTACTAATACGGTAACTATCGGTCATAAGCATACTACGCCAGCACTTACTCATACTGTAACTCAACCTAGCCAGCATTCTGCACAAAGTCATGTAGCATCTAGTCATATGCCTGCTAGCTGGGTTGCTTATATATGGGAAAGAACAGGTTAAAAGGAGAATTACAATGCCGCTTGCTGTCGATAATTTAACCCCTGACTCCTCTACTGAGCAAATCCGTGAAGCTATCTCAAAGACAATAGAGAAACTGATGCAGGAAGGTAAAAGCCAAAAAGATGCTGCTGGTCAAGCTTACGGTATGGCAAGGAGTAAGACTCATAAAGACTTGGATTATGGTAAATAAGGAGAATTAATATGCCTGCAGCAATTAAAGTACCC